CTCTTGTAGAGCATTTGCCAGTCGAGGGCATACGAGCGCCCGGTAACGCGCGTCGTTTTGAGCGGCGGGGCAGAGCCGTCGCCGCGCACGGTGGTGGGACCTTCCTCGATGTCGAAGGTCTCGGTGGTGTCGGGAGCGTTATAAATAAGAGTGCCGCCCGTAGCGCCGGCGACGCCATAGTAAACCAACCCCTCGAAGCCCATCTTCTTGACAGCCATGATTTGCTCCTATTCTCCGATCGAGCCGGTCCAGTCGCCGGCCAGACGGTCCAGGTTGCGATCGAGCGCCGGACCCATGTACGGCCGCTCGTCAAAATCGTCGCCTTTGAATTCCTGCCCAAACTCGTGCGCTGCGCCGGCCAGGCCGACCACCGACTCGCGCGGACCGATTACCGCGTCGCCAGCTTGCTTGTCGAAGTCGTAGGCAATGGCTTTCTGCAGCACGCCTCTGCGTTTTTTCCCCTTCTTGGTGATTCCGCCCGTGTGCGTGTGCGGCGGAGTTCCGGGCGCCGAGGGCCCCGGCGCGTCGATGATCGACTCGATGGCGTCCTTGCGAATGGTGGCTGCGGCGTGCGGGAGGTTGCGGAACGTCGCCCGCGCCGCGGCCTGGGCCACGCGATGCGTCTTGTCGTCGATTTTGACCACCATTCCGATCACGGGATTGCTTTCAGGGAATCGAAGGTCAGCCGGAGGATGCCGGTAAACTGCCGCAGCTCACGGAGGTGCTTGGTGACCGGGTTGGCCCTGATCGCGCACGCCTTCCAGGCGCTGCCCCGCGAGTCGGAGAGTATCTCCCCGAGAAAAAACTCATTCACTTCCTCGACGAGCAGCACGAGGGCGTCGATGTCGGCCACGTCGATGCGGCCGTTCGCCGCCTGGTCTCCCTCGCCGAAGCGCTTGCGGATGCCCACGTCGACAAACGGCTCGTAGCGAATCTCGCCGCGCGTCGCCATCTCGATCTTGGCATAGCCCGCCTGCACGATGTCGGCACGGAGTGTGCCGGCATCCTCCAAAGCCAGGTCCCAATCGGCATAGCTGCGCTCGGCCACCAAGGGAGTCACGCTGAAGACGTGCCCATTGAACGCCGTTTTCACGGCTTCGGCGGCAGCGACAAGCACGGCGTCGGGCATGGTTAAACTCGCTTGGTGTGCACGAGCCAGCGGTAGTCACCAGGCAGCGACTCGACGGCCTTCCGCTGTCCCAAGGCGACGATCTCGAACGTCTGCGTCCCTTCGATAACCCGGTCGCCAGGGCGTGGCTCGACAGTGCTGCCCGAGATCACAGCATCGGCCTTCTTAAACACGTAATCGCGGGACTGCACCGCCGTGACAAGATTGTCCTGCCCGACGATCTCGTATTGCTGGTCGCTCCACGTCGCCTGGAATGCTGTCGAGTTGACACCGCCGCGGCGGAGCAAGACGGAGACCCCGTAGCCCTGTTCGAGCGACGGGGCGCCGTAGACTTCCAGCACTTGATCTGCGACCGAGGGCATAGGTTCGCCGCCCATGGCGGATTACTTTTCAGGGTTGGAACGGTCCACCGGCTTACGCGGTCACGCCTTGCAACAGGTGGCCGCACTCGGGGTGCAGGATTTTCACCTGGCGTTTGTTGCGCGGGCGAATTTTGCTGCCGCGCACGTTGTCGTCGCGATACTCCTCGATGATGAGTGAGCCGAGGCCGGCGTCATTGAGGCCCGGCAGCGGCTCGTCGTTTTTCGTGCTGAACAGCGTGCGGCCGATTTGCGGCATCGGGTTTTCGAGGTCCCCCTCGAGGCCGTCGTCGCGCACCACGCAGAGCATCGCCATGGTGTCGGTCCAGACGCGCGAGAGGCTCGCCGTCTGGCCCTTGTCGGCCGTGTTCTTGAAACCGCGTCCGACCAGGATCCGCTCGACTTGCAGCAGGTCCTTGAGACCGCTGGTAATCTCGCTGACCATGCTCTGGTTCTGGCCCGAGTTGAGGGCCACGAGGAGCTCGCTGGCATCGTACTTGAGCAGGCCCTCGACGCGCGTCGTGCGAATCAGGGCTGTGAAACCCTTCTTGGTGAGCACGAGCGTATTGGCGTCTTCGCCGCAGCCGGAGTTCACCTTGAGGTGCGCGGCGTCGATGTCCGCGATGGGGTCGGCGGTCGCGGCGGTCGTCCAGGCCGTGCCGACCGTGGTCGTAAGGGGCGCGCCTGTCCACGTAGCGGTGTTGAAGACGGCCGCCGCGATGTCGTATTCGAGCCGCTGCAGAACGCGGTTGATCGCCCGGTTGGCCGCGACCTGCTCGGCGCGGATCACGTCGCCATACTTCTCGACCGTGGCATCGTCGACGATTTCGACGACGCCATGCTCTTCGAGGGCGTAGCTATCCTTGCCCCACTCGAAGGTGTCTTCGGCGTAGCCGGCTTTCGGGGCCCGTTTGGTCTCTTCGACCTTGGTGAGGAGCGAGGCGATCAGGATTTTCGCGAAGTCGGCCCCCTCTTGAGAAACGGCGAGGGGAGGCAGGACGGAGAGCCCGATGAACTTGTTGCGGTTGGCGATCAGCGAGAACTCGCCGTAGCCAAAGGACAAGTCGAGCCGCGTGATGGCTGTCGAGGGACCGGACATGATTTGACTCCTTGGGTTTTTGCGGGTTCAGACCGCGAGAAAAACTGATTCAGGGAATTACGCTTCGGCGGTCCACGTGCCGGTGAAGCCGAAGGCCGACCACTGGCCCGCCTTGGTGCACACGAGCTCGACGGTCTCACCGTCGGCGTTGGCGGTCAGGTACTTGCCGGCGGCCCCAGGCACGCCGGTGGACGGCAGCGAAATCACTTCCGTGCCGTTCGGGTCGAGGCGAAGTTCCTGGGCCGCGCCGACACGGAACTTGGCGTTCATGCCGACCACCGCCGCCGGCAGGCTGAGCACGACGGTACCGGCCGCACCGACGGAGGTGTGAATCGAGCCGTACATTTCCGCGGCGGTCAGCGTATCGTCGGCCGTGTGCGCCTCGACGAGACCGCCTTGGGCGTCCGCCGGCAGGCGCACGGCCTCGATAACCGAGTTGTTGCCGCTGGCCGCTTCGAGCGCCACGCCCCAGCGGGCGCCGTTGGGAGTCGCGCTCACCTTGCCGCTCGCCGCGCGGTAAATGTCGGCGTACTGCGTGATGGCACCCGCCGCCGTCACGCGCACCGTATCGCCGCTGTTGGGGTTGCGCACGGAAGCCGACAAGTCCGCCGCCAGCGCGCGGTTTTCGAGAATACCTAGTTCGTCGTCGGCGGCGTCCGCGGCAACGAGATTGCCGCTCGACAGCTTCACGCGCAGAAACGGGGCGAGGGCGGAGTTCGAGGGATACGTCCGCACGGGGCCTTGAACTTTGGCGGTCATTGCATGGGTTCCTTCGTGACTGGTGGAATGGTGGATCGGTGCGGCCGGGGCGGCTTACTTCGCCGCGACCGTTTCGAGCTTCTCGGTGATGACGCGCGAGGCCCGCTTGCCGGGGTTGGCCGCCAGCAAATACGCCTTGTAGAGGTCGGGGTTGTCTCGCGCCACGACACGGACCGCGGATTGCCGGCGGGCGAGGTCGGCCTTCGGCCCGGCGACTTTCGCGACCGCGGCGTTGAAGTTCTCGATCGCGTCGTCGCTTTCGACGACGTCGAGTTCGTCGCGGCCGGCTACAACGGGTCGAATCGGCAGGTGACCGAGCGACGCTCCCGCGGTCTTGCCTTTCCCCTCCGCCTCTTCTTTGACCTTGGCGAGGGCCTCGGAGTGAGCCTTGCGCTCGGTGGCCAGCGTCTCCTCGACGTGCTGGGCATAATTGACCGCCGCGTCGGCCAGCGACGCGCCGGCCTCGAGCTGGCTCTCCCGCCACTCGGCGGTGCTTTTGGGAAACTTGGCTTTGAGTTCGGCAAGCGAAGCGCTCATCGTGGAGCTCCTTGAGGAAGTGCCTGGTTTGAGTTTCGCCGTCTCGATGACGAGCTGGCGGTACGTTTCTTCGTAGGACTGGACGCCATCGAGCAGGCCCAGTTTGACGGCGTCGGCCGCCATGTGAATGCGGCCGTCGGCCAGCTCTCGAATCCGTTCGAGAGGCTGGCGCAGGCCGCCGGCGATGAGCCCGAGGTAGGCTTCATTCAGGGCGTTGACTTCGCGCTGCCACTCGGCAAGCTGGCTTTCCGTGATCGGCGTACCGGGCTGGCCGGCTCCCTTGAACTCGCCCGCCTTGACAACGTGCACCTTCACGCCGAGCTGCTCGGCCATGCCCGACAAATCCTGAATGACCGCATACGTCCCCATGGAGCCGTAGAGGGCCGTAGCCTGGTTGGCATAACGGCGGTGGGCCTGGCTGGCGATCGACACGCCCGCCGAGGCCGTAAGATCCTCGGTGAACGAATAGATCGGCTTGACGCCGGCGAACGCTGAGACCGAATTCGCGAGGTCGGCATTGCCCTTCACGGTGCCGCCGGGCGTGTCAAGCACGAGCATGGCGCCCAGCACTTCCGGGTCGCGGCGGGCCTCGCTGAGCTGCTGGCGGAC